TTCTTCCGGTTACTCTGCGAAGATTTCGAGCACAGGAAAAGATTCCGTGATCTGCTGCGCTGGGCATAATTCTATTGTTAAGGCAAAAAAAGGCAGTTGGATCACGCTTTCTGAATGGGAATATTCAAAAGAAAAGAAACGAGTTATTCCGTTATGTGTCAAGACGGAATATGTAGACGGAGAGCGAATAAAAGCAGACACGTTCTATCGCCTTGTAAAAGGAGAATTTAAGGAAGTTAACTAATCAATACTGTCAAATGCATAAGACAGTGCATTTAACATATCACAAATAAACGAGCTGCCAAATGGCAGCTCAGGAGGTGTCGAACAATGAGAAGCTGCTCGAGGCAGGGAAAGACATTGCAATATTGTATTCGCATTTTGGAATCGATGACCATCATATTTATGATCAGATTCAAAAGGTTCTTGTTGAAGTTATTAAGATTGCTTTGAATTCGTCAAAAAAGCAGTTGAATTCTACAAGAAAATGCAGTGGATCCCGGCTGAGAATCCGCCGGAAGTTGACGAAGAAGGTTACAGTGAACGTATTCTTCTTAATTTTGCAAATGCTACTGTTCACGAAATTGGTCAATATGTCGTAGATAAATATAGTGGCTGTGCCTATTATATCGGTAATGATACCAAACCGTGTTCAATTTACGGACTTTTTGTAGATGCCTGGATGCCGCTGCCAGAACGGTATAAGGAGGATGATGGAGATGATTATACACCTGAAGATCAATGAAGTGTGTGACTGCACCATCGGAGTCACGAGAAAAATGAAAGATGACATGATATCGTGTGAAAATGGGTTTTCTGTCGAAAAATATCCTGATTGTAAAAAGTGTTCATGGGATCATGTCAAGGTCGGCAATGAAGACCTTTGCATGGTTCATAGAATCAGAGCTGCCGTTTTGAATAACGAAAGGAATGTTACATACTATGGTGAACAGTAAGCAAAAAGGGGCCAGATTTGAGAGGGAATTGTCCAAAATCTTTCAAAGTTACGGCTATGAAAATGCAAGAAGGACAGCTCAATATTGCGGAAATACCGGAGATGCTTCTGACGTAATCGGCCTTCCTGGCATCCATGTCGAGGCCAAAATGCAGGAACGTATGAGACTATACGAGTGGATGGCTCAGGCCGAAAATGACGCCTCAAATAACCGTGTGAAGCCTCTCCCGGCTGTCTTCCACAAGCAGAGCAGGAAAGAAATTCTTGTGACTATGCGATTAGATGACTGGATGAAGCTGTACGATGCGTACAGAGAGAAGCTGAGACTGGGTGAAATGCCGCTGTCTCCGATGCTTGAAAGGGGTGATGCTGATGAGTGATGTCAAGTGGATCAAGATTACAACAGACATCTTCGATGACGAGAAGATTCTCCTGATCGAGAGCTTGCCGGATGCTGATGCAATCATTGTGATTTGGTTCAAATTGCTGTGTTTAGCTGGCAAAATGAATAATTCTGGCGTGTTCATGATGAACAACCGGATTGCCTTCACGGACAAGATGTTGGCAACGATATTCCGGCGTAAGGAATCAACTGTTCAGTTAGCTTTGAGTACCTTCGCAGCATACGGAATGATTGAGGTTATTGACGATGTAATCACCATTCCGAACTGGGGAAAACATCAGAATTTAGACAGCATTGAAAGCAAAAATGAGTACATGCGAGAGTATATGAAAGAGTACCGAAAGAAACAAAAGAAACTTACTGGAAACAACAAGCTTTGTGAAAATGGGCTGTCGGTGAATGATTGGAAGGCTGTGCTTGATTATTTCAATCACGAATGTGCATATTGTGGTTCAAAAGAGGATTTGGAACAGGAACACATCGTACCGGTGAGCGACGGTGGCACATATGCCATCGGGAATATTGTTCCAGCTTGCAGAAAATGCAATGCAAGCAAGGGAAATAAAAATCTTGATGACTGGTACAGAAATTCAGGGGTGTTTGATTCTGAAAGGCTCGAAAAACTGTATGAATACCGACGTAAAACTAACGTTAATGGTTTA